GTCATGGATGGTGGCCAAGGATATTCTACTGGAGATAAGTTGAATGTTACTGGAACAGCAACAACAACTGGATTTACAACTGCTACTGTAAATGTTGATGCAATCTATGATAATACTGGTGATGTTATCTACATTACCGATATTGGAGGTAATAGTTCGCAGTATAATACACTCTATAGAGTTACTGGTATCACAACCACATATCCTGACCAAATTTTTGTAGAATCTGCTGATACTATTTCTGGAATCAACACTATTGGTGTTGGTATAACTGATCTTTTAAGTTCTAAGGCATATAATCTTGGACCTACGATCGGTATCTCATCACTTTCTTATAATAATATAACGGGCATTGTAAGCTTTACGTCGGTGGCTAATCATGGATTATCAGAAGACAACAAGATTCGACTTGCTGGTGCTAACGACGCTGGCTACAATAAAGATCACATTGTTACCAGAATTACAAGTCAGAATACTTTTGAAGTTAATGTCGGAGTTGGAACAACAGTACCAAATGCATTAGGAACAATCCGAGCATTTAGAAACGGATTCACTTCTAGGGGTGGTTTAATTAGTCTTTCTGATCAAAATATTGGTGGTAGACTTATCGATCAGTATGGTGGTGTAACTGCAGAATTAAGTGCTGCTATTACATCAGCAGATGCGACAACACTTTCTATTGATAATCTAAGTAATTATGACTTTGAGATTGGTGATTACTTACAGATCAATGATGAAATCTTCAGAATTAAAGAATCTGTAGATGGAAACCCCATTACTGTCTTTAGAGGATCACTTGGATCTATAAGAGGAACACATGCTTCTGGTGATGTTGTAAGGAGGATTAAACCAATTCCGATGGAATTGAGAAGAAACTCTATTATTCGTGCTTCTGGTCATACATTTGAATATCTTGGTTATGGTCCTGGTAACTACTCTACAGGTTTACCTGATAGACAAGATAGAGTTCTTGATCAGAGAGAGATCTTTATTGCACAGGCTAACAAGCAAAATGGTGGTGTCGTTGCATTTACTGCAATGGACAGTGATGGTAACTTCTTTATTGGTAATAAGAAACTTAACTCTACAACTGGTAGAGAAGATGTATTTGATGCTCCTATCATTACTATTACTGGTCAGGATGTTACTACAGGAAATCAAGCAGGATTTGATTCTCAAGTATCTTCTGAGATTACAGTTACAAGATCTCTAAAAGTTGAAGGTGGTTCTGAGAAAAATATTGTTTCTGAGTTTGATGGACCAACTATTTTTAATCAAAAGATTACATCTTCTTCTGATGATGGTGTAGAATTGAAGTCCTTGTTTATGCAAGGTGAGAATAAGATTTCTAGAAAGTATACAAACTCTCCATCTAAACCAACGTTTGCTGGAAACCCTGGAGATATTGTCCTTAATTCTCAACCCGATAGTGGAGGAACTCTTGGATGGGTTTACACTTCCGATAATATCTGGGAAGATTTTGGACTACTTTCCGATCAAGGATTACCTTTGTCTAAGAACGTTGGTATTACAACATTCGGTGCAAGTTATGCAGGTATTGCAACTAACATTAACTTTGTAGGAACTGGTGTTTCTATTATTGGATCGGTTGATAGTGTATCTGGAGTTGGTACTGTTTCGTTCTTCTCTAGTTCTGTTGAACCTGAGTTCTTGATTGTTGCTGGTGTATCTACATTCAATAATAATGTTATTGCAAATGAGACATTATTCTCTCAAGGTGGATTTATTGCTACAACTGGAATTGCTACATTCTTTGACGATGCAGTCTTTAGAGAAGGTGCTGCTGTATTTAATGGATTAGAAGCTGATTCCGTTACTGTTACTGGTACTATTGTTGCTACTGAATTAAATACAACTACGTTTACAAATACTACTTCTAATTTCGCTGGAAGTATCTCTGCTGGTAGCACTTCAGATGCTTCTGATAGAACAGTAAGAGTTCTGAGTGGAGATAACAATAACGCTGGATTTGAAGCATATGGTGATACTCAGGGAACTGGATACATTCAGATAGGATCTAGAGCAGATAGAGGTGGTGGTATTTCCTACAATGGAAACCTTTCTCCATCATTTACTTTTGGCGAATCTGCAGATACTGTTACTTACTACAGAAGATCTGGTGGAGTAAATCAAGTTGTATTCTCCTATCCATATAATGATAATACAGTTAGCTTTACTGGAGATGTAACTCTTGCAGGAAATCTAACAACAGTTGATGTAACTTCCTCTGGTAATGCTTCTATTACTGGAAGTATCTCTACGGTGACGAATATTAATTCTATTGGTATTTCTACACTACCTACAATTAACTCTGATACTGTTACTGTTAATCAAAAGTTATCTATTCTTGCTCCTGTTGATCAAAACATAGTTTCTATGGGAACCTCAACAGTAATTGATTGTTCTCAAGGTAATTACTTTGTTACAACAGTTGGTGCTGGAGTTACATTTGAATTTACAAACGTTCCAGTTGGGGTCGTATATGGTGCAACTCTAGAAATTACTCATGATGCTGGTACGATTTCATGGCCTACTGCTGTTAAGTTCCCAGAAGATCAAGCTCCTGTTCTCACAGAGGGCAAGACACATCTCTTTATGTTCGTCACAGATGACGGTGGGGCTAGATTCAGGGCAGCATCACTGTTCGATTTTGACGACTAAGACAGTTTAAAATCTGTCTACTCACACCTCCACCTTCGGGTGGGGGTGTTATAGTATGTGGGTAAACAGGAAAGTCATGATCTCTACTGTCTGGGTGCAATGGGAAGTTGATGCTTACAAAAAGCAAAAAATGTAGTATAATGAATACTTAAACACAAATACTAAAAATTCCACCTTTCCTAATCACCTAACTACTAATGTCTAAGAAAAAGTTTGTTTGTGTAAGTCCACTATCCAAAAAAGCAAAAAATCGTTTTGCTAATGAGATGGAATTATTTCATTCTTGTGCAATAGAGACTGAAGAAAATGATATGTTTTTTCTAGCATCATTAAATAGAAAATACTTTTTTTGGGTACCAAAAAGAGGTAATGAACACTGGAGAGTCGAAAAATGAGTGATGTTGTATTGCATCTGTATAATAAAAGAAAGAATAAACAAATTGTAGATGTTGAACCTTTTAATGCTGAGAATGATTTTGTATATGCAGCCTTCCAGGTACCTTTACTGCATGTAAACGTGCGTGACTGGCCAACCAAAAAACAGAAACTATTAAAAATTCATAAGAATTCAAAACAAAATGAAACTAAATCTGATGATACTGATGTAAGCACTGATTATCACTTTAATGGTGATACTGGAAATTGTTATAGTAGTCAGATCTGTAAGATCTTAGAAGAAGAAATTTCTGTTCTTGAAGATATGGTTCTTCACCCGAACGACTATAACGATATTAACCTTGAAGACTACTGTTTGGATGACGATAAAGATTTATATTTTGAAATGACTAATTCTTGGTTTGAGTCTTCTGTTGACGGTTCATTTCATGGACCACATACTCATGGACCAATAGGATATAGTTGTGTATTGTATATTAACTTTGATCAATCAGTTCATGAACAAACAATTTTTATGAATCCTTTTTTTACTTCATTTTTTGGATGCAATCCAGAATACAAAGTTGATTTTGCTTCCGAAGGATCTTTGATATGTTTTCCTTCACCAATTGTCCACTTTACAAGACCAAATTTTTCTAAAACTGATCGTTTAATATGCTCTTGGAATATGAAAGTTGTTTCTAGTAATGGTACGGAGGTAATCTCATGAGTAATTCATCTAAAGCTACAGGTGGGATCTGTTTGTTTCCTTCTCCTTTCGTTTTTTGGAGTGATGTAGATAATCATAAAGAAATTAAAAAAAATATTCTTCCTCTTGTTTTAGAAGATATCAAAACAAATGGAGATGATTATATAAAAAACAGTAACTGGGAATGTGATATTATTTCTTCGTTTCATACTTATGGTGAAAATATGGGCGACATTAATCAAAAATTAATGGAGAATACTGGTTTAATTAGATCTATTTGGGATGCTTATAATGATATGATTTTTACTTTAAAAGGTAAAGAAGTAATTGATGAATATGTCTATGATTCATACTGTGACTGTGTACTTTATGATATTTGGTATAACAAATATAATGTAGATCATCATCAAGATATTCATGAACACAGTCCATTTGAGTTTTCTGGAATTTATATTTTAGATGACCCTGAGTATTCTAATACATATTTCTTTGATCACTCTTCTGTTTTTAAAGTGGAAGGAAGACATACTTTTAGCCAACAAGAAGCAAAAGACTTTGATATTCGTGAAGGAAGTATAATAATATTTCCCGGTGCTTTGCCTCATCATGTACCAACAGTAAAATCTGAAAAAATTACACTATCATTTAATTTTAAACTAAATTCTAGTCCATGAAACCTAAGATAATAAAAAACTTTGCCGATAAAATAGAAGTCGGTATATTAAATTGGTGGACTATTGATAACTATAGAAAAAATTCTTACCAATATAAAGATGCCAAAATGGATCCTGATCATCCTGGAAGTAGATTTACGACTAGGATAGGTCCTGATGAAAAGTATAGCAGTTTAAATATTGAGATAGCATACCCAAAAGTTGCGTATATAATTCAAGAAAGAATTTTATGGAGATTAAAATTAAAACACTTTAAGTTTCCCCCACCATTTTATAATGGAATTGTAAATGGAATAGGAGTTAAGGAAGGGTTGATATGTGAACATATTGATCCTGTTTATTATCCAAATACAGTAACAATGCACTGCAATATAATTACTAGAAAAGCAGATAGTGGTGGTATTACAATAATAGATGGAATTGAATATGATATTGAACCTGGTGATCTATTAGTTTACCCTGTTTCTGAGCTATTACATAGAGTAACATTAACAAAAGGAACAACAAATAGAATTTTATGGGTTTTTGGATTTTGTTTACCAAAAGATAAAGCAGAGGATGTGTTTCAATGTTAAGAAAATTAAGAAAAATATTTGATATATTAATGTATCCAGATGAGTTAACATGGGAAGAAGAGGTTCCAATATATGATTGGATAAAAACTATTAATGAAAAGATTGATAGAATAGAAGATAATCAAGTTTATTTACGAGCAGAAGTACTTGCACTTGAAAAAAAGACCAATAGACTGTATAATAAATAATGTATCCTTTTGGAAACTTATTATGACCGAAGAAAACCTTAACGTTTCATCTGATCAAGATGAAAATGTTACGATTGTAAGTAGTCCTCTTCCTACTACTGAAACTCAGACAGTTTCAAAACTACGAGAATCTATGCAAGAATTTGCAGATATTGTAGCAAAAGTAGTAGATTCAGATATGGCTGATAGAGATGTTTTTGTTTTAATCCGAAAATCTTGGAGAGAACTTAGACAAGAAAAATTAAAAGTGTATCCAGCAAAACAAAAAAAGAGAAACAGATTAAAACTTAATAACAAAAGAAAGGGAATTATTAAAGGCAAAAAAATAAAAAATAAAAGAGAAAAGAAGTAAATTATTATAGGTTTTTTTATCATGAACATTTGGGAACATAACGATCTATCTAATATCCATGTAGAAGATTTTGAAGACTCAAAAATATACTGGATGGATGATTTTTATAAAAATCCTGATTTAGTTTTTCAGTTTCTTATTGAAGAACAACCACCTCTCTGGAAACATGATGAAGAAGATGAAGAGTTAATGAAACAAACCTTTAACACAAAATACTTTGAAGATAGGAGGTGGGATGGAAAACCATCTCCTGGTCTCGAAATTCTTCATGATAAACTTAGTGATATTTTTGGTCAAGATACTGAAGATAGAGGTAAATTAGTTACTAATCATACGATCTTTTTTGCGGATGATGAATCCCGAAAAATAAACGATTACAAAAATAATTGGTGGTGGCCTCATTGTGATAGTGGATATAATGCTATCGTCTACCTTAATGAAGGTGAAGATGGTACAGAGCTTGGAACAAATTTGTATAAATCATTAAAACCAGATTTAGAACAGGATGCTTTACCTGAACATGCGCGACCATGGGTTGATAAATCATATTGGAAACGAATTGCTGCATTTAAATCAAAATATAATAGATTAGTTGCATTTGATGGTTTTAAATATAAGCATGGAATGTCTATAGAAAATGATAAATGGTGTCATGAAACCAGGGTAAATCAAGTTTTATTTTTTACAAGTGATGAATACTATGAGAGTTGAAAAATGAGTGGGCATATTCATAGGGGAGCACAAGAACCAACTTGTGATGAAATTGTATTTGAAGATTCAAAACGTGAATTAATTTTTCCTACTTTTGTTTGGTCAACTTTTCTTGGAAAAACAGATAATAATCAAATTATCAAAGATTGTTATCACTATAGAGATGGTATAGATAGAAAAGGAGTAAAAAGATCTAATGCTGGTGGTTGGCAGAGTGATGTAAGAACTTTGACCGATCGTGTTTTTGGTGGAAGATTAGAACATATTTTTGATTTAGGTTGTAAGGTAGTACAATATGCAAATGAATGTTCTGCAGATATGGATTCCCATACAGAATATTGTTTAGATACGGCTCATTTATGGGTGAATATAAACTCAGAGTATAATTATAACGTTATTCATGCTCATCCAAAAACTGATCTTGTAGCGGTTTATTATCCTATTCATGAAAAAGGTATGGGAGAGTTGTCTTTAGTTAGACATGATGCTTCGTTATTCTTAGACACTTTCAGGGGAATTGATGACTCAGGTTCATTTAATGTGGAATTAGAAACAGGACTATTGGTTATGTTTCCTGCACATCTTCTTCATTACGTTTATCCAAACATGACCGGTAGAGATAGGATTTCTATATCCTTTAACCTTATTTGTTGCAACTAAATACTTAATAAATAATCAAACATACTGAGTCGAAACTATATGTCTATCCTTCAAGCTGATGGTATCCAATTTGGTAGTGATAATACTCAGTTAAATTCAAAATTTGATATCATTGAACAAAATAGTGTAACGGCATTTTTTGAAACTACCGCTCCAACTGGTTGGGTAAAGTTAACAACTCATAACAATAAATCACTTAGACTTGTTAGTGGAACTGGTGGTGGATTTGGACATGGAGGAAACTCTGGAGCCGGCGGAAATCCTTTTACAAGTGTCTTTACTCAAGTTCCTGTTACTGGAAGTGTTACATCAAGTGGAACTATTGGTGGACATACATTAACAATAGCTGAGTTACCTTCACATAGTCATAACGCAGGATCTCCTGTTTCTGTTAGGCCTGGAAGTCCTGGTGTTGAAGCAAGAGCAGTTAATGACCAAGCACCAAATACTTCACCTGCGGGGAGCAGCGCACCACATACTCATTCATTTTCAGGAGATAGTGTTCCGTGGAGTGCCTCTGTAAATATAGGTGTTCAATATATTGATGTAATATTGTGCCGTTTTGTAGGTTAAGGGAGATAATATAGTACTATGGCTATTTTACAAGCAACAGGAATCGAGTTTAGTGATGGATCAGTTCTCACAAGTCTCTATGGAATAGTACCTCAAGATAAAAGAATGCTCTTTTATCAAGCTGCAGCTCCCACAAACTGGACAAAAGTTACTACCATAACTGATTCTTCACATCCTACAGGAGCTTCTATTGATAATTGTGCTATTAGAGTAGTAGCTGGAGTTGGCGGACTCCTGCAAGATGGTGATTCGACAGCATTCACAACTAGGTTTAGTTCATCTCCGGTACCATTTTCACCAGATGGACCTTTTACATTTCTGGGATCTTCCCTAGCAACTACACTTGCATCTTTCGAGATGAGGAGCCATGGTCACGGAGCTGGTAGTGAGGTGTTGCTCGAGCCTGGTCCCTCTGAACCACAACCTTCTACCGTCCCCGTCACTAATTTTTACAATAGTCGAACTACACTTAATTATCAAACCCTATATCAACAACCAAATACTACTCGGGATAATCAACAGTATCAACAACCAAATACTACGCAGGTTACAAACTACGAACGAGTTACACAAAACAGACAACAACCCAACGACGAGCAGGCCAACCGCCGCAGTCGGGAAACTTTGGAATATCAGCAACCAAACGATTTCCAAAGACCCGCGCAGGTCTCAAGAAATAATCAAAGAAGTTTACAAAGAAATACTAGACAACCAGCCACAACGCAGCAGAATCGTAATACACGGGTACAGAGAAGTCAACCAGCACCAGTAACAAGACAAGCAAATAGAAATCAACAAAGATCATTTAATAGACGCAGCCCCAATAGTTTTAATAGGCGATCACCATCATCGAGTCAGAGAAGTATCAGTCGCAACTTTAGAAGAAGAGGAAGAAGAGGTGGTAGAAGAAGAAGAAGGAATAGAAGACCGGCGGCAAATCGACAAAGTAGAAGTGTAAATAGTCAAAGTCCCAGGTCAGGCAGTCGTCAAAGTCCAAACTCTGGTTCAAGTCCACAATCAAGACGAGAAAATCGAAACGCACAGCAAGATCGTCGGGTGCAGGGCCCTGCGTCTCGTCGAGCGACTGTGAATCGGCAGTCTTCACTTCGAGTTGATCGGCGTTCACCTGAAACCACTCAGGAGCTAAAACAGAGGACTGCAAATCGGCGGGAAGCAATAGCGTATCAGAACAACCGAAGGATAAGAGCAAATGTAAACAGAAGGGAACCATACACTAATCAAGTAACTCAACCGACGCAAGAAACGGCTAATCGCAATAGGCCAACGCCTATACGAGTAACTGTTAACCGACAGTCTACTAAGCCATCACCTACATCAAATCAACAACCAGTTGTTAATAGCGTCACCTATGGCCAACCAATTATTATTCCTGGTGGTATAGTTCGTCGTAAAAACCAGAGTGGAAGCGATGATCCTACGCAAGCTATTGGTGGTAGTCAAGGTCATAATCACCCATTTACAGGTGGTACATTTGATGTAACTTCTCCCAGTGGATTTGTTTTAGATGTTGCATACGTTGATGTTATTCTTTGCAGTTTTGACTGAATTGTATTATAATTAACCTATATTTGAGGTAAAATATGTCGGCAGGAAAATGGTGTCCACTTATTAGAAAAGATTGTGTTGAACATAAGTGTGCTTTTTACACTCATGTTCAGGGACATAATCCTAATACTGGACAACCAGTTGATGAGTGGGCATGTTCTATTCAATTTCTTCCTATGCTTTTGATTGAAAATTCTCAACAACAACGTGGAACTGGAGCTGCTGTTGAGTCATTTAGAAACGAAATGGTAAAAGCAAATAAATCAAATATAAATATTCTCGAAGCAGCTGCTAATATGTTCTCTGCGACACAAAATGTTCGTGTAGTAGAAGAAGATAAGCAAAAATTTATTCCCAATTCTATAAATAACAACACAAACCCTGGAGAAAATCAATAATGAAAGTAACTGTAGTTCCTCCTGATAGAATAATTATTGTTGATAATAAAGCACTTCACCTCAAGGATGAGGATTGGAATTTTGATGATAGCCATATTCATGCTATTCAATGGAATGGAAATCAGGGTGAGATTGAGTGGATAACTAATGATCCTAACGAAAAATTAGATACCATTGATATTGCTCAACCATATATTGATTTTTTTCTTTCTGAGATTCCAAAAGTTGAAAAATTTAGACTTGAGCGTGAAGAGAGAGAACGTCAAGAACAACAATCAGCAATTGATCAACAAGTAGAAGCAGATAGATACAAGCAAGATCTAATTATAAAAATTAAAGAGACAGCAGAAGAAAACAAACGACTTTCTTTAAAAGCTTTTAACAAAGAGTTGGAAAAAGATCGTTTAAAAAATGAACTTGCAAACAAAGAAATAGAACTTCAGCATGAGAGAAAACTTAAAGAACAAGAATTAGAAAAAATAAAAATAAAAACTGAAATTCAGATAGCTGAAGAAAAATCTCTTTCTGAAATTAATTTGCAAAAATTACGCCTCGAAAAAGAGGATAAACTGTTTAATACTAAAAGAGAAGAATTAAACCAAGCATTTAAGTCTATGGCTTCGGGATTGGCTTCTAAAGTTGAAACTCTAAATCAATATGCTGCGGAAGAAAGAGAATTGTTAGACCAAGAACGTGAGGACTATCTAAAGAAGAAGAAAGTAACTGAAAAACAGTTAAATGCACAACTAAGACAAGCCGAAGTTTCGGCTGTCGAATTAGAAAAAACTAGAGAAGAGATACAGCAGGAATTTGAAATACAAGTTCAAAATACTATTAATGATAGAGAAATAGACAGAATAAAACATGAAACTTCGATGCAAGCCCTAGAACTTGAACGAGTAAAATTACAAAATGCTATAGAAGAAACGCAGGCTGAGAAAGCTGTTCGTCTAAAAGAACTTGATAAAGAGCAGAAAGATATATCTAATATAGAAACCTCTTTAGACTTAGATCGTGAAAATATTAAGTTAGAAAGAGATCTTTTAGAAAAGGAAAGAGAAGAATTTAATAAACTAATTCAAATTGAAAAGGATAATGCTAATATGGCTCTTTATGAAGAAAGAGCACGTATTGAAGCTGAAAGGTTGGTAGATCAAAAAATTAGAGATGAAGTTGAGCGAGATGCTAGAGATATAGCAACCACCAAAGTTAGTGAGATTGCAGAAAACTTTGATCCTCTGCTACTTTTTGATCAAATTGCTAGTAATCCTGATGTTGACCTTAAGAATTTCCCAGTCGCAGAAATTCTTAGTTGGTTCTCACAACTACAGAGAATAAAAGATTTCTGTATTAAGTATGACTTAACTTATCAGCAAGTACAAAGTAGTCCTGAATTGAAAGAAATGTGTGATGAATATATTAAACAGGCCAGACATGATGATTAATTTATAGATTTATTGGAGATTGTGACTAGTGAATGATCAACTTATTAAAAATAATTTTTTAATTCTTAAAAATATTATAGATCGAGATTTTGCAATTGATTTAGGATCAGAATTTAAAAACGATTGTGAAGACGCTGATTTTGCTGGGGACGGTCAAGCAAGAAACTCACATTCGGTTTATAATTATAAAAGAGCATTAGAATTGCTTTGTGAACTTAATAGTGAGGTATCAAATGCAATAGGAGAACCTGTACTACCAACATATACTTATGGTAGAATATATAAGAACGGATCTACGTTAGAAAAACATACAGACCGTCCTGCATGTGAAATATCATTAACTCTTCATCTTGATGGAGATGAACCTTGGCCAATATGGGTCGAGAATGTTCATGGAAAAAGTAATTGTATTTACTTAGAACCAGGTGATGCAATGCTTTATCTTGGTTGTGTTGCACCACACTGGAGAGATGAATTTGAAGGTGAGTGGTATTCTCAATTCTTTTTACATTATGTGAGAAGTAATGGTCCTTGTAGAGAGTGTTACTTTGATAAAGTAAAGACGAAAAATGAAGATATAATCAGAGATGCTTTATATGATGAAGTTAAGAATGATAAAGAAATTCCCCGTCAACTTATTAACAAATATGTAAGTGGACTAGTATTAAATGAAAATGATTTAGATAATAGCAATTTTAATAGTATTACCGCCCTCAATTCTGAAACTGAAATGTCCAACAACAGCATACTTGATATTCTAGAACAAAAAAGAAACAAATTAAAAAGTAAAAAAGAATCTCCCGTTATAGAAAAACAGATAGACGTAGAATCTGCTTTTATTCGTTTTGACGATAAGAATGTCTCTAACAATTCTGAGTTCCCTGCTTTAGATACTTTTATTGAAGTATATAAAGGAGGAGTTTCTGATAAACTTTGTGATAGTATTCTAAATGAATATGTTACTCAAGATTTGTGGAACCACGCGATGACCGCTGGTGGACGAGATGAACAGGCAAGAAATTGTGATGTTATTGGCATTTCAGAAAGATGTATATTAGATCAAAATCATGATTATCGTATGAAATTAGATAGTCAACTTTATGACTGTGTTCATAAAGTTTTAGACATGTATGAGGATAAGCATGGTGGAGATCAAGGTTTGTCTATTGAAAAAGATACTGGATATGAGTTGCTTAGATATAAAGAAGGCCAATTCTATATTCAACATACTGATCATTTTGCAGAGCAACCTAGGATCCTCTCTTGTACTATTTGTTTAAATGATGATTATGAAGGTGGAGAATTTGCTTTTTTTGATAGAAAAATAAAGATGAAATTGAATAAAGGTGATATACTAATGTTCCCTTCTGGTTTCATGTATCCCCATGAAGTAATGCCTGTTATTAAAGGAAATCGATATAATATAATCACTTGGTTAGTATAATTCAATGCAACAAGAATATAATCAATTTATTGGAATTTATAAAAATGTATTTAACAAATCTTACTGTGATAAGTTAATTCATATATTTAATGATAGTGAATGTAATGAAGATATTAAAGTTGGTGAATCCGCAAGTGCTTATGGTGGATCTTTACACAGAGATGATTATGGACTTTCTTTAAATGACTACCCAGATTTAAAGTGGTATAATGATATTAATGATAAAGTTGTTGAGTGTTTAGATTTATATAAAATAGAGTATTTTGGATTAGAAAATTGTGACATTGGTTATTATACAAATCCATATGTAAAGATGCAAAAAACTTACCCGCGAGGTGGGTATCATATATGGCATTCTGAAGTAGACTCTATTGAGATGGTTCATAGAGTTCTTGCATGGATGTTATACTTAAATGATATTCCAGAAGGTGAAGGTGAAACTGAATTTTTATTTCAAGGATTAAGATTACAACCAGAACAGGGAACGCTTCTTATTTGGCCAGCTCACTTTACACATATGCACAGAGGAAATCCCGTTTATACCACAGAAAAATATATCGCAACTGGATGGATTGAATATGAGGACATAATAACAAATAGTCCCAATTCACCTATGATATATGATAAGGACAGTTGTAGATATAAACATGATGAAAATGATGATGATTGTGGACAAGATGATGATGATCATGATATACTTCAAGAAACATTCAAGAAACAAAAACAACAGTACAAACGACTTTCCGATTTAATTTAACTATGGCGCTTTCCGAATCAGTAGAAGCTTCACTTCGTGAGGCAGAATCAAATCTCCGTAATGCTTTAGCGTATGCTGCACGTCAAGAACGTCCAATAGTCTGTGCAGTTATAGCAGAACTAATTACCAAAATTGATACAACTATCACTATGGATTCTGTGATGGATAAATTAGAAACTCGTCAAATGGGTGATAGTGGTATGTTTGGTAACTTTTTTACAGAAGATGACGAATCTTAAAGAAGTCATTAAGAACTTTACATATATGTTAGGGATCCCTTATAATATACTATAGTTTACTATTATTCTTATGAGTTTCAAACGGGAAGAGAAATCTCTCAAAAAAGATGAAATCGAATCTATGGAGAAAGCTGTTAAAGAAGCTGGTATCCGTGCCGTTCATCCTGATAAAATGGAAGACTGGGCTGAACACCTAGTCAGGAAACTCGTAACGGACGATCATTAAACTGGTACAGGGGAGCAACCACGCTCCCCTTTTTCATGTATATTAAAGGAGTCAAAGGAAACCGCTCATGACTGCTACCTTCACCGATTACGTTGCTCAGAAGGATGCTGAGAATACAATTCAACTTAATGTTACTAAGTATTCTTTGATGCTTTGTGATGCGTTGCAACAGTCACATCAACGTCAGTATCCTAATGGTCGTAACTATTCTTATGCACTAATCTCTGGTCGTAAGTATCACAAAGTCATGCAGTGTGTGGATGGTCAGACTGAATCAGTTCATGCCTTCATTGATAAGAAGACTGGTGAAGTTTACAAAGCAGCATCATACAAATCACCTGCAAAAGGTGTGCGTTTCGATCTTCGATTGATTGAGCAACGTGAATGGTTGTTTGAGAACGCAGATTGGGCAGGTGGGTATCTTTATAGGTAATAATGAGAAAAAAGAAAAAACCCGAGATCAAAGTTTCAAATTCAAGAAAGAAAGAGTTGTTTCCTCATCCTGAAACATTTCCAATCTTTCTTGAAAATAAAACAGAGAAAAAACGTTGTTGGTTCTGTTGTGTCGAACATGCACAAAGCTATGTCGATAGATATGAACCAAAATACAAATGTTACAAATTCACAGGAAAACTCAAATGAATCTTAATCATGATCAGTGGAAGCTTGTCTTTGATGCTGTTCGCAAACAACAAGTGAATAGTATTGTTGATGGATCAACTTACAAAGAATATGATGAAATTCTTAATCAACTGTGGAATGTAGTATACGATGAAAATTGATACAGTTGGTAGAGTCGTAGGATCATTTCTTGTGGTCACTGCATATTTCATCATTCTCCATGTAAATCTATCATTGGGAGTGATTATGCAGTTCGTTGGTGATGCTATCTCAGTACCATTTTTCATAAGAACAAAATCGTGGGACGTAGTAATCATGCTCACATTCTTGTTAATCATCTCATCTACTAAATTAGTTCCTTCTCTTTAAAAAAATTATGTCTACTTGGAGAGCACAAATTTTCCCAGATTCTAATGTTGGTGAGATAACTGTAGACGTTCAAGCTTCAACATACCATGGAGCAGAAAGTCAAATTTATACTATCTACGGAGATGTTCAATATATTCGCAATCTTCATGAGACTGGAGGATCTTCTGGTGGAGGATCTGGTGGTATGGATGTAGGATGGGGAACAATTGTTGTTCTTCTAGGTATTGTTTTATTCTTTGCTTATTGGCCTTGGTTCTTACTTGCTGGTGGAATTTGGTGTATTTGGAAAATATTTAAGTAACCAGTTGGTGAGCTGTCCATCCCCTTGTGCAAGGGCGATTTTTTGTGTATAATAGTAGTAACGACACAAAGCAATGCTCACGCTTCGCCCTCATCAAGACCGCATCCTTGCTCGGATGCAAAAGTATACCAAAGGTCAGATGATTGTGCCTACAGGCGGCGGTAAAACTTTGACTATGATTGTTGATACTCAGCGTCGTTTAGATTCTACTAACAACGGCACCACCACAGTTGTTGTTGCTCCTCGCATTCTTCTTGCTGAACAACTTTGCAGCGAGTTTATGGAGGTCATTGATCCTAACAATAGTGACCCATATCTGCATGTGATGCACGTTCACAGTGGTGAGACTCACTTCACCAGCACTACCAAAGCAGACAAAATTCATCTGTATGCAGGTTGCGCCCGTAGTATGGGTGAGAATGTTATCATCTTCACCACATATCATTCACTACACCGTGTGATGGAAGCAGATATCGAGGTCAATACTATTTACTTTGATGAAGCACATAACAGTGTTCAGCGTAACTTTTTTCCTGCTACCGAGTTCTTTTCTCATGATGCAGATCGCTGCTACTTCTATACTGCAACACCAAAACATTCTCTGACTATATCTAAACCAGGCATGAATGATGGATCTGTTTATGGTCAGGTTCTTTGCAATGTTCCTGCGCCTGAGTTAGTTGAGCAGGGATATATTCTTCCTCCTAAAGTTGTAGTTAAGCAATTGCCTATGATCAAAGGTCGTAAGGTGATGTTTGCTGATGATTGTGACAACTTGATTGAGACTATCGATGATAACAGCATCGACAAGACTTTGATCTGTGCTCGCACAACAAGGCAGATTATCAATCTTTTGACTCACTCTGAATTTTGTGGTCAACTTGCTCAGAGAGGTTATTCTTGGATGACGATTACATCGAAGACTGGTGCAATCATCGATGGTAAGAAAGTCAATCGCGAAGAATTCTTCAATACCCTGAATACTTGGGGCAAAGATCCTGAGAAAAAGTTTGTTGTTCTTCACCACTCTATTCTGTCTGAGGGTATCAACGTCAGTGGTCTTGAGGCAGTCATCTTCATGCGAAACATGGATTATATCGGAATCAGTCAATCAATCGGTCGTGTGATCCGTCTAGGGGGCAGCCAGAAGACGTTTGGTTTAGTTTGTGTGCCTACATATGACTCAGTTGGTATCGGCACTGCTAAGAAAGTTCAGGCAGTTGTTGATGTCGTATTCAATCAGGGCCTTCCAGCAATTTCGGAGATTCGCAAATGAGTTACACTAAAGAACAACTAATTGATGCACTGTGTGCAGAGTGGGACTATCTCTGCCATGATGATTTTGATTCTGAAAATGATCAAACAACTGAAGAACTTCGTGAGGACTTGATAGAAATGACTTTAGAAGAATTGGTGGAAGAAACTGATACTGACGAAGGTTATACACTTGACGAATTTATGGAGAATTGGACATGACTATAACTATTCTTCAAAAATCTGTTGAAGATATTGATTCTATAGATCAGACATTTGATCTGGTTTATATGGATCCCCCGTTCGGATTGCAACGGGATTTTACTATGCAAGAGGAAAATGGTCAGCAGAAAGGATTTTCAGATAAATGGGAATCTTTCGATGATTACACAGATTGGTATGCAAATGTAATAAACTCATGTTGGGCCAAATTGAATAAGAACGGATGGATGTATACCCACAATAACTTTATGGGTAATGCACTTGTGATGTCTAAAATTGATCGAAAGATTAGAGATTCTTTCTATACAAATATCTCTTGGAAAAGATCTGGACCTAAAAATAATATCAAAAATGGTTGGGGTAACATCGTAGATTCAATCTTGGTGTTTAGAAAAGGTAGTCCATATTTTGAGGTTGAATATACCTCACTCGATCCCGTCTATGCTGCAAATAGTTTCAACAATAAAGATGATGTAGGTTACTATGCCTTGGCGAAAGTAACAGGGGAAAAGAGTAGACCATGCGCTAGATTTGAGTACAAAGGTTATAATCCTGTTTATGGGTTCCGTATAACAAAGGAAAAACTCGAAGAACTGTCCGCGCAAGACCTTCTGCACTACGGTACAAATAATATTTACAAAAAAATCTATTCTCATGAGTCCAAAGGTGTTCCAGTGCAGAATCTATGGGATGATGTATATTTTATCAGCAGAAGTGAGAAGAATAAGCGTAAGT